AAGTGCAAATTTAACAAGAGGATCAGGAGCTACAATTTTTAGTAGTTCTAATTCTGATAATGTTGTTACTTTTTCTGCAGGTACAAAAGATGTATTCTGTACAATGCCTGCAAGTAAATCGGTTTATTTGGATGCAACAGGTACACCAGTAGGAGCAGCATCAGCTGGCTTTGCATTAGCAATGGCGGTTGCATTATAAATAGGAAAAAAATATGGCACAAAATTTTAGAAACAATTTACAAAGAAACGTTGGTACATCTCCAGTCACTTTAGTAACTGGTGGAGACTTTGATGCAGTTATTGGTATCAGAATCTGTAACACTAGCGCTTCAACTGTTTTGGCTAGTTGTCAGATTGTAAACGGAGGAAACGATCACTTTATTGCAAAGACTGTGAGTGTTCCACCAAACTCTGCAATCGAACTAATTCAAGGCGGTGCAAAAATTGTGTTGGCAAATGGTGACGTACTTAAAGCACAAAGCGATACCGCTTCATCTTTAGATATTGTTACATCATTTATCGACGAAATAAGTACTTAGGAGGAATTATGACGGCAATAGTAAATGGAATCCAATACATCGGAGGCGGAACGGCTCCAAATGAATTTATAAATAACCAAGCAGCTACTATGGATGGTACACAAACTGTTGAGAATGGTGTTCTTGCAGGACCTATTACTATACCTGGTACTATAACAGTAACAGGGACTTTAGTAATAGTATAATGTCAAAAATAGAAGTAGATGCAATAACACAACAATCAGGATCAACACTTACAGTTGGTGGTGGAGCTAGTAAAACTGTTGTTGCTGATGCAACTACTGTAACTTTAGGTAGATGTGGTGGAACTGTAGCATTGGCTTCAGGTGCTTCTCAAACAGGTTTTGGAAGAACAGGAACAGTTAATTGGGTTACAACAAAAAAAACAACAGGTTTTACTGCAGTATCAGGAGAAGGATATTTTTGTGATACAGCAGCAAGTGGAGCTTTTACTTTAACACTGCCTAGCTCACCATCAGCGGGAGATATAGTAGGATTCAAAGATTATAATGGAAGTTTTGCAACAGCTAATTTAACAATTGGTAGAAATGGATCTCCAATTAATGGAGGTAATTCTGTAGATGTTGTTATAAATACTTCTGGTGCTTCAATATTTTTAGTTTATGTAGACGCGTCTCAAGGCTGGGTAGCAACTCAAGATGATGAATCAGTTTTTTCAGGCAGTACTTTTATAGTAGCAACAGGAGGTACAATAACTTGTGATGGAAGTTTTAAAGTTCATACATTTACAGGTCCAGGAACTTTTACAGTTTGTTCTGTAGGAAGTGGTCCTACTGGAGCTAAAGTTGATTATGTAGTAATCGCTGGTGGCGCAGGTAGTGGATATGATGGTGGTGGCGGTGGTGGAGCTGGTGGTTATAGAGAAGGTCTTAATCCAGGTTCTTATACAGCAAGTCCATTAGCAACAACGGGTTTAACAGTATCAGCTACAGGTTTTCCAATTACAATAGGTGGTGGAGGACCATCAGGTCCTCCAACTGGTCCTGGTGGTAATGGTGTAAATTCAACTTTTTCAACAATTACATCAACTGGTGGTGGTGGCGGACATAGTAGCGGAAATGGTCTTGATGGTGGTTCAGGTGGTGGTTCATATAGAGGTTCTTATACAGGAGGAGCAGGAAACACTCCCCCAGTAAGTCCACCTCAAGGTAATGCTGGAGGTAATGGTTATCCAAGTAGTGCAGGAGGAGGTGGTGGAGCTACAGCAGTAGGAAATAATGGAGCTGCACCTGCAGCTGGTCCAGGAGGAGCTGGAGCAACATCAAGTATTAATGGATCACCAACACAAAGAGCTGGTGGCGGAGGTGGTGGAGCTGATGGACCCTCATCTCAAACAGGTGGTACAGGATCTGGTGGTGGTGGAACTGGAGGAAAAAGATGCGGACCTGCTGCTACACACGCAACAGCTAACACAGGCGGCGGAGGTGGTGGAGGTGGCGCTGGTGGTGCAGAAGGTAAAAATGGTGGTTCAGGTATAGTAATAATAAGGTATAAATTTAAATAATTATGACAAGTAAAATTAAAGTAGATAATATAAATAAAGTTTCAGATGATTCAAACATCATTAAAAAATGTGGAACAACAGTAACTGTTGGAGCCGCTTCTGATGGTGTTAGAACTGGTGCGGATAATTTACAAGCAGCAGACGGTGGAAATTTAATTAGTCAATCAGGTACAACAATAACTTTAGGTGCAAGTGGTGATACTATTGCTTTAGCATCGGGTGCATCACAATCAGGATTTGGTAGAACAGGTACTGTAGATTGGCAAACAAGTGCAATTAAAACAGCTACATTTACTGCAGCTAATGGTGAAGGTTATTTTTGTAATACAACAGGTGGTGCTTTTACAGTTAATTTACCAGCAGGATCAGCAGGTGCGATTATTTCATTACAAGATTACAATAATACATTTGATTCAAATTCTTTAACAGTAACACCAAATGGTTCAGAAAAAATAAATGGTGGAACTGCAAGTGGTCCTATAATTTTAAATACAGAAGGACAAGGTTTAACTTTAGTTTATATTGATGCAACAGTCGGTTGGAGAACGGTTCAAGATAATGATTTTGCTACTGCTGGTGCTACAAATATGATAGCCACAGGGGGTACAATAACTACTTCTGGAGATTATAAAATTCATACATTTACAGGACCTGGAACTTTTACAGTATGTTCAGCATCTGGTACACCCGCTGAAAACAAAGTTTCATATATGGTAGTTGCTGGAGGTGGTGGTGGTGGAGCTGTAAGAGGCGGTGCTGCTGGAGCAGGAGGATTTAGAGAATATAAAGGCCCAGCAGATTCTTATACAGCTAGTCCATTAAATGGCAATCCAGGAGGAACTGAAATAACAGTTACTGCAACAGGTTTTCCAATTACAGTAGGTGGCGGCGGTGCTGGTGCAAGACCAACAAGTGCAAATGGATCAAATTCAGTTTTTTCAACAGTAACATCTACTGGTGGTGGAAAAGGTGGTTCAAGAGAAGGTGCTCAACCATCTGGACAATCAGGTGGATCAGGTGGAGCAGGTGGAGCTGATAGTGTAACTACAAATCCAGGAGGAAACGGAAATACTCCTCCAGTTAGTCCTCCTCAAGGAAATCCAGGAGGTGGAGCTGAAAATAGAACAGGTGGTGGCGGTGGTGGTGCTACAGCAGGTGGAGGTAGTGCTCCGGGTCCAGGCGGTCCGGGAGGCACAGGTGGCGCAGGAGCAACAACAAGTATTAATGGAACACCAACAGCTTTTGCTGGCGGTGGAGGTGGTGGAACACAATGTGGAACTAAAGGATCTGGTGGTGCTGGTGGTGGAGGTGCAGGCGGTCAAGGAGAAACTGCTCCAGCAAATGCAGCAACAGTAGGAACAACTAACACCGGTGGTGGTGGTGGTGGAGGTGGAGACAATGCTTGTGGTGCTAATGGAGGATCTGGTATAGTAATAATAAGATATAAGTTTCAATAGGTAAATTATGAGTGAAGTAAAAGTAAATAAAATTAGTCCACGATCCGGAACAGATGTACAGCTAGGTGATAGTGGCGATACGTTCACAATTCCTAGTGGTGCAACAATTAATAACCAAGGTACAGCAGTAAACTTTGGTGCAACAGGTTCAGCGTCTTGGGTAACAACAGTTAAAACAGGAGACTTCACAGCAGTCGCCGGTGAAGGGTATTTTGTAAATACAACAAGTGGTGAAATTGATGTAACACTACCAGCAGGAACAGCAGGAGCTGTTGTTGCAATAAAAGATTACGCAGGAACTTTTGATACAAATAAAGTTACATTAGTTAGAAATGGTTCTGACAAAATTGGTGGTTCAACTGTTAATGCAACTTTAGATGTAGAGGGTATTGCTGTTACATTAGTATTTATAGATTCAACACAAGGTTGGTTAGTAACAGATTCAGGTTTACAATCAGAAGCACCAACAGCAGAATTTATAACAGCAACAGGTGGAACAATTACCACTTCTGGAAATTTTAAAATTCACGCATTTACAGGTCCTGGAACTTTTGCTGTTTCAAATGCAGGTAATGCTGCAGGTTCAACTTCAGTTGATTATTTAGTAGTAGCTGGTGGTGGAGCTGGTACTTGTAATGGCGGAGGTGGTGCTGGTGCTGGTGGATTTAGATTAGGTTCTGATGTACCAGGTGCACCTCCTTTAGCGGCACCTGCTCATACAGTTTCTGTTCAAAGTTATTCAATAACAGTAGGTGGAGGTGGTACATATACTCCTAACTGTAATCCAAATCCAAATGGAGCTAATTCAGTTTTTTCAAGTTTTACAGCAGCTGGAGGAGGAGGAGGTGGTAACTCACCACCCGGTCCCGGTAGTCCTGGTGGTTCTGGTGGTGGTGGAGCAGGTAATAGTAGAGGAGGTCCTGGTGGATCAGGAAATACACCTCCCGTAAGTCCATCTCAAGGAAATGATGGTGGAGCTCAATCTACAAGTCCAAATGCTAGATCCGGTGGAGCAGGCGGTGGTGGAGCAGCTGCAGTAGGAGTTAGTTTATCTGGTAGTGCAGGTTCTCCAGGACCTTGGTCTGCTGGTGGAGCAGGAGGGGCAGGAGCACCTGTAACTGCAGTTTTTGGAGCAGCACCACAACCTTTTTATCCAGTACCAGGCCCAGGAGAAGGATTTTTTGCTGGTGGCGGTGGCGGTGGTCTTTCAAATGATGGTGGTTATACAGCTCCCGCTGGAGCTGCTGGGGGTTTAGGCGGTGGAGGACCTGGAGGTCCTAATAGCTCTTCTGCAGGACCAGCGATAATAAATTCAGGTGGTGGCGGTGGAGCTTCACCAACAGGTGGTGGCGGTGGAACAACCAGTAATGGTGCTAGTGGAATTGTATTAATAAGATACAAATTTCAATAGTTGAATGATAATTAAAATTAATATATAAGGAGAAACATTATGGCACATTTTGCAAAACTAGGAGCTAACAGTAAAGTTATTCAAGTACTAACTTTGAATAATGGTGATATGTTAAACGCTGACGGCGTTGAAGATGAAACAGTAGGACAACAATATTTAGAGACACATAATAATTGGCCTGCACAAATGTGGATTCAAACATCTTACAATACGTCTGGTAACAAACATTCATCTGGTGACGATTCAAAAGCATTTAGAGGAAACTATGCAGGTATAGGTCATATTTGGGACGAAGATGATCAAATCTTTTGGCCTAAAAAACCTTTTGTTTCTTGGGTAAAAAATACTACAACTGCTAGTTGGGATTCACCAATTGGTGATGCTCCAGCATTAACAGCTGAACAAGAATCACAAAATACAGCTAATACTCATATGTGGTCTTACGTTTGGAATGAAGCAAATACAACTTGGGACTTGACAGACAGTAAAGCATAAATTAAAAATGGTGGTGGTATGCAGAAGAAAGTTTTAACAGAACAAGCTCTATATTATGGTGATGTCGATATGCCTAAAGATTGGGATATTGATCGAGATAAATTATCAGGCGACATTTTACAATCAGTAATTCAAAACAAAGATTTTCCGTTTTCACGAACTTGGGATATGTTAAATACATATATGAAAGATTACGTTGGTCTTGAGTATGATGTAAATTTAGTTAACAAAGAAACGTGGGGAAATATATATAAACCCAGCGAGACTACAATTCCATTATTAAATATAGATCCAGTAGATCTACGTAACTCTCCAGACTTTACATTACTTTATGGTGTAAAGGTTAAAAATTGTTTTGTTAGAATACATTATGAAGATAACAGACGTAAAGGTAGATCTTGGGACATAGAACTTAAAAATAATATGTTCATAATGTTTCCATCAACGAATATGTATTACCTAACTAACAATCAAAAAGATTCATTAAACTTTGTACAAACAATAACTTATGAATATATCTAATTACTACTGGCATTTTCCGGCAGCACTCACACCAAAGTTTTGTGATGATGTAATAGCTTATGCAAATTCACAAGAAGAAGTAATGGCTAGAACAGGTGGTTATGGTAATAAAAAATTAGACAAAGACCAAGTTAAAAATATGCAAAGAAAAAGAAAGTCAGATTTAGTTTGGCTTAATGATACTTGGATATACAGAGAATTACATCCATATGTGCACGAAGCAAATAGAAATGCAGGTTGGAACTTTGATTGGGAAAGAAGTGAGTCTTGTCAATTTACAAAATACAAACATAATCAATACTATGATTGGCATTGTGATAGTTGGGATAAACCTTATGACAGAAAAGATCCTAATCATCCGGAGCACGGCAGAATTCGAAAACTATCTATGACTTGTCAATTAACAGATGGTTCAGAATACACAGGTGGTGAATTAGAATTTGATTTTAGAAACTACGATCCACATATGAGAGATGAAAGTCAACACTTAAGAAGAGCAA